GTAAAGAACTCGGCAGTTTCAGCACCCGGAATAAGCAAAAGAGCGTCGTCTTCGATAGCACCAACAGTGTTACCGGAGAGAAGGGTCTTTCCGCCTGTGTAATCACGAGTGTAGTAAACAGTCATCTTTGCGATTCGAGCCATGTGGTCTTGAAGAGATTCAACAACATTTCCGTAGAGTTGAGTGTTGAGCAAAGCACTACGAGTAGAAGCAGGTAGAACGAGAGCCATTGCTTCGTCTCCCGAAACACGAGCGTTTGCGAACACCTTATCCATTGTAGCCAAAAGGTCGCCTTCTTCGTCAGCCGAGCCACTACCGAAAGTTGCGGTAGCCGCTTGAGACTGTCCTGCACCTTCATGGAGTTTGTTTAGGATGAGGTTGTCGATAACATCAGCACGACCTCGGACAATAGCCATTTGCTGTCGGTCGATGTTCTCGAAAGATTCACCACGAAGTCGAACAGTGTCAAGGAAGACACATCGGCCTTGTCCTTTTTCGAGTTTGACTGTGTAGTTGCTTGTTCCAATCTTGGTTGGGTCGGTGGTTGCCGAATCATCCAATGGGTAACTGAATGTTCCTTCAACGCCGGTATACCACTTGAACTCAAGCCAAGGGACTGTTCGTGCGCCAACAAGTTGTGTTCCAATAGCCAAGCGTCGGCTTTGGAGTTGGATAAAGTCTCGGAGAGTTTGTTGGAGAACTTCGTCTCCTGTTCCGAATGGCCCTGCGGCCGCGCCAACTGATAGGATTTCTTCTAATGATTTGTTTGCCATAATATTCACTTCCATATTTTTTTTGTTGTTTATCCTCAAGCGAGGGCTACCCCACTCAAGAGAACAGCGACCATATCGCCATTCGAGGATGATGTAACTTCGCCTTCACCGACATAGATTCCGATTTTCTTATCGGATGCGTCTTGAGAGTCAAGAAGTAGTCCCGAAGCACCTGCGTAAACAGGTAGACCGAAGGTGTATGTTTGAGAAGCCTTGGATTGAACCATTTGCACACCAACAAGAGGCATGAAAGAAACGGTTGCACCGGTTGTTTCAAGCACTTGGTCGGCATCACGAGATGATTCGCCAACACTGATACCGATAGGAACGACTGCCCCACCCGGATGCACTTTAGCCTTGTTGTTTGTGCTATCATTGGTGAGAATGATACCGATACCGGAAACGGTTTCAGCGTCTTTCAATGTAATGCTTCGTGGGTCTACCGAGTTAAATGCTACCATCTTAGTTCATCTCCTTTAGTTCGCTGTATTTAGGGGCGCGAATGCGATTGTCGGATGATTCTTGACCCGACAAGGTGCTGTTCCATGTTGATGCCCATGCGTTCCATGCTTGACTGTAAACACTTTCAGGGGTTTCGACAACCTTACCGTTTAGGTAGTTGGCGACAACAGGTTCGGATGCGGTCTTTGCTTCGGAAGCAACCGCAGGTTCGGAGGCAGGTTCAGCAGGGGCTAAAACCTTTTCTTCGACAACAGGTCGGGATGCTTCCCAAGATGCAATCAAAGAAGTGATAGTATCGGTTGATAGGTCTTCGTGACCTTTGAGGCCGAGTTCGCTTGCTTTAGCAACAAGTTCACTTCGGATTTCTTCTGCTTTAGCGGCTTCGTTAGCCTTGTATTGTTCGATTTCAGCACGAGCCAAAACCAATTCTGCTTGAATTGATTCCATCTCGGAGGCGAGAATTGTTTCTTCTTGGGTATCTTCACTCATTGGATTCACCGTTGGTTGATTCTTCCCACTTAACGAATGACCTATAAAGGTTGTTGAATCACTTGCTACTTCGTTATTTTGGCTTAAACGCTTTACCTCTTCGATATTTGCTCGATTATAGGCCGGTTTATGCACAATTGCGAGGTGGTCGAAAGTAAAGTCCGTATCAAACACCATACCTTCTTTGTCGGCTTTGATAGGAACACCGTAGCCGCCGATAGATACTCCGTATTCCGGTTTCATCCATAGTCCCGACTCAAGAGCCTCAAACAATTCAGCCCTCATAACATGAGCAACATACCGCACTTCATACTTATCGTCATCAATATCGTTAATGGTTGCGGAGGTTACTACACCAACATTGGCTTCGTTTACTCCGCCATCAGTGTTACGGTCAAACCCGATGTCTTTTGCTTTAGGGTGATTAAGTGTAAGGTCAGCACCAAACATTTGAGATACTGCGGCTTCCGCACCACGACGAGTCAACGACCAATTGTTTTTGTTGTAACCTTCGTGAAACGCTATTCCTTTAATCTCAATAATACTTTGTCCGGTAGATGCTTCTACTTTAGCGGAAATACTATCTACTGATACCTCCATAGTAACATTGACCGGTTGACAAACACCCGCAACCAATTCTTCACCAATAGGACAAGAACAATCTTCGGATGCTTTCTTTGATTTTCTTGAGTGGTTTGACGGCAACAAGTCATTGTCTTGAACATACTTAGGATTAGAAGGTTTACCACTTCTTACTAATTTAAGGAATGCGTTTACTCTTGCCATAGACCATGCGGCTCTTGAAATACCTTCACGGTGAGAAGTAGAATATGCACCCGAACCTCTTCTGTAAACAGACTTAAGCATACCAAGGGTAACTTTTTTGTCGGACTTAGCGTTATGCTCTTTTGCTTTTGTTGATAAGGATTTAGTTACTGATTCGGAAAAAGTAATTCCGCCCTTAGAATCCTTTGCCGAATCCTTTGGGTTTTTCTTAGAGCCTTTTTTACGGTCTTTAGGTGGTGCGGGTTCGTCGGCGGCGATATTGTCTCGCTTTAGCACTTTACCGTAACTTGCTTCTTTTTCTTCATCATCATCATATGATGCGTCTTCGGGAATATCTTTGCCCTTATTCTTACTCATGTATTCTTCATGTGTTTTTCCGGGCATGAATACTTTTTCACCATCTTCTTCGTGAGAGTGAATACCGTCTAAGCCCATTTCTTTTGCTCTTTTGTTTGCTTCGGCAGGATTGTCGAAAACATCTTTGCGAATCATTTTTGCTTCGGCGTGTTCGGAACAGTCGTCGCAACAATCTTCGTCAATTTCTTCGATGTCAGCAAAAATAGGTTGCTCTTCGTTGCTTTCCCATTCATCACTTAGGGTTGCTTCTACTTTGTTACTACCTCGCCATTGTCGACAAGACCAATAACCGGGTGTGGTTCTGTCTTTCTTTTCGGAACAATTATGGCGGTCACGGAATGCTTTTCGACGCTTAGGGTCGTCACGCTTAATCTCCATGTTTGGGTCGCCAAAGCGCACGATAACTACTCTACCTGCACTGTTTTGAACATAAACGGCAAACTTTTTCTTTCCCCCTTTGGTTCGGAAAGGTTTGTTAAGAGTAACTTGTTTACCTTGATATTCGGCGGCAACAATAGGCAAAATATCGTTATCCATGTGTTCAGCACTTTTGATTTGACTTTTAAGTGTTAGCCAAGTCTCCATATTTGTTTTGATTCGTCACGAATATTTTTGTATGTTTCTTTTGTCATAATATCTCTTACATCGGGAAACCAAGTTACTTGTTTGTAACCTAAACGCTCTACTACTTTTGCTAAATGCGGTAAAGTAGAATCTTCAATCGGGTTAAGGACAGTTATTTTTGGTATTGTTTTAAGGTGTAAGGAATTGTTTCTTGTGTTTAGCAAGTAAGAATGTAAGCCATGACCTCTCCAATTTTTGCGAATGTATGTGTTACCGACCAAAACAAAACGGTTTTTGTTAGGCTCTTTTATTGTTAAAGAACCCGTATGTCCTGCGGCTTGACCGTTAATCATAAGAACCCAATACACCATATCGTCAAATATTTTAGGGTAGCCTTTGTCCGATGCTTTAGGTAATTGCTTACCCCACATTTCGCATAGGTCTTCGTGCATCAACACTAAATTAACATTGATTGAATCGACAAACAACGCCATGTTATCATTCCAATTTCATTGTTTCAATTGTTTCTTTGTGCTTTTCAACAATTTGAATGTGCTTTTGTTCCGAAGTCTTCATTTCTTGTTGGTGGTCTAAAGCAGACTTTTCCATGTCAATGATGTGTTGTTTGCGGAGAGCATCACGCTTTCGCTCATGTTCCATTTCAACACCCATGTTGTCGATTTCAATAGTCTGTTCCGACTCCCACATACGAAGGACTGTGCCAAGAGCAGGAACGGCTACGCCGCTAATAATTGCCAACAATGCGATAAATCCGTCAAGGTTTGTCAATACAATATCAGGTTTCCATATACCCATAGCCACTACTGCACCTGCGGCAAGTAGCCACAAGTAAATTGTTGGCAACACTGTTCTTTTAACCATGCGGTCATTAAATGTGTCATTTCCTCTTTTTCCCATAATTATTCCTCCTTGTTACCTTCTTGTTGGTTGGTTCTCGGTAATTCACCAAGTTTTGCTTTGCCTTTACCCTCTTGTCGAGATACCCCTTCTTTTGTCGTCGGTAGACCTATGATGTCGAGTGATTCATTAAGTGTTAGTATTCCTGCTTGATAACCTAAGACTGCTCGCTTCATTGAATCCATAGGTGATTCTTCGGCAACCGGTTCAAAGTCAAAGTCCGGTAAGTCGGACATCTTGTGTTCGATGCCAAGCAATTCAAGGTGCTTTGAGAATAATTTCATTACTTCTTGTTTTACAACATATTGTAAACGACGAATTGCTGTGTTGGCCCACATGTTTGCGTTGTATGTGGCGGCGAAGGTAGAACCTTTTTCTTGACCGGCGGCTACACGAGGAACATGCAAAACGGCGGCAATATTCGCACCTACCATATCAAGGAAACCGGAATTGTCGGGAACAGCATTTTTAAGGTCTACATGGTGCAATTCTACATAGGATGGTAGAATGGGCATTTGGTCGCCACGAAGCCCTTCAAACAACGCTATAACATCATCCATAATGGTGTTTAGACGCTCTACTTGTTCGTCGGGGTCTTGTATGTGTTCGATAGCCGATTTGTCAATAGTGATGAATTGCTTTGTCAATGCGTCTTCAAAGGCAATGCGGTTGTTCATGCTGTTGTATTTTGCACGAATGGCTTGTTTAAGTGAGGTAAAGCGAGATGCACCCCATACTCCGTAAGTCTTACGCAATTTAGTATCGTCAAACCAATTAGACCGGTAGTCTATTCTAAAGTGCATAACTTCGGACTTAGGAAATATCATAGGGTCAAGCCCTTGTTCTCTTAGAATGTAGAAATCGTTTGACATAATAGGGTTATTTTCATTGGCGGTAAAGGGCATCCCTGCCGCACCTCTTTTGTCGACAATGCTAATTTGTTTTATGGGTAAACTTTGCACATCAGTAATACCAACACCGGCTCTACCAACCAATTTGTTTATGTCATTACCGTAAACCATAAGGTTACGCATAGCGTTAATTAAGAAGTCATCAAAGTCAAACGACTCAATCATTTGGTTTATGGCTGTGCGTATTGTTGCGTTTTTTGCTTTTTTCATGTCAACGGTATATGCGTTTGCTGTAAGAGCAACAGAACGAACAGCACCGTTTAATTCGGGGTCTAATTTTACCATGCTGTCAAACAAATCAAACTCATTGTCGTAATTAGTGTCTTGTTGAAACTTGTCTGTTTCTTCAAATATGTTTGGTAGACCGGCGGCAACCGACAGCGAAACATTAGAGC